TCACAGGACTCCGCTGAGACCATAAAACACCGCCTGATTTCTTCGGATCGCCTCGATCTGTGTCGCCGACAAGCTCTGGCGAGAAAGCAGCACTTCGCAGATGTCTCCGGGCCAGCCGAAGCCGCCAGCCGCAGTGTTGCCGATAGTAAGATTGTTGGCGTCTGAAATCGTCCCCGCCGGCTGAGTTGAGCTTTGATAAGATAACCCGGCTCCGTCAATGCCGAAGTTGGGGATGTTGGAAAGCGAGGCGTAGCTGTAAGTCGCATCGAAGATATGACCGCCGGCGGACGGCATGAGAGTTGACGAAGTCCACGCGCCGTTTACGCTTGACGCGTATGTCGTGAATTGAGGATACCCGAAGCCAAGCGCAAGCGCGCCGGACACCTCCCAACCCGACCCACCGTTGGCCTTCGAGAGTAAGCGCATGGCGTTCGTGATCGTCGCCGTCTTATTGTGTACCACGGACGCAAACCCGCCCGTGGCGAAGAGGTTATTGGTAGCCGTGTTTTGCGTGACGGTGAGGAACGCGTTGCCGCCATTTCCCCAAACGCCACAGGCTGCATAGTTCAGACCTGACCCTTCGATCGTCAGGGCGGGCTGGGTCGCAGCCGTCGTATTGCGAGCGCTGTTGGAATTGCCAGATTGATCGTACTCTGTGGTGATGTAACAGGTCGTGCCCGCGCAGAAGCTCGAGAGCGCTGATCTGTCTGCGGAGCCTGACGCGTCGGCAAAGAAATCGACGCTGGCAGAGTCGCTTGCGCGACGAATATTGCACAGCGGCCCCGTGTAGGCGAAGGACAGGCGTCGTGCGCAGGAATAGGCGCCAGCGACGTTGGTTGTTGAAGGCAGGAAATCGAGCGGGCCAACCTTGTCCATAGGCGCCCCGTTTGAGTTGCCCGTGACCACGGACGCAACGGGCAGAGCAGGCGCGTTGTATTCCCACGCCGAGGGCAAGTTGGCTACGCCGTCGAAGCGCCAAAGCGAAGCAGAGCCGATTGCAAACAGAGGCGCGTTCGTAGTGCTGTAACCGATGGATATGTTAGAGTTATGGGCGAATGCGGCGGTGATGCCGTTATCCACGCCGAGAATCGACGTTGCAGCTTCACTTAGCTGATCCACGACAGTGAGACCGTTCACATCGGGGGTCGGGTTTGACCCGGTGAGTTGCACGTCGTAGGTGGCGGACCCCGTTTCGCATTCGATCTCTAGCGTCTCGCTGATGTTATGAAGCGTGCCGGTAGCGTTGTTGTCAAACATAGAAACGCAGGGGCCTGTTGCCTGTTGGGCAACATATAAATGCAGCGTACGTAGACCTTCAACGGAACCGATCCACAAAGGCGCCCCCTTATAAGTAACGCCGTAGTAGCGGAGCGAGCCGCCGAATATGTTGTTCTCCGTAAATGTGTAGTAGGTGTCCGCTGGCCAGTTTACGGTTTGAAACGGCGACGAGACGCCCCAGTGGTTCTGACCATCCATCACCATTGCGAACTGTCCTACGTTTGCAACGAGAACAGAAAAACCCGAGCCGGCGCCTCCGATCGAGGCCGCTGGGGCGGTCAAGGCGTCATTGATTGCGTACTGCCTTCCCTGATTGGTGAGCGTCACGCTCGCGACGGCGCCGCCCGAGACCACGATGTTGGCTACGGCGCCAAATCCGGTTGCGGATCCGGTCAGCGCGACGCCATTGTAGGTTCCGTTGACGTAGCCGCTTCCGCCGGTGACGGCGCCCAGCGCGCCTACGACGCCGACATTGGAACCGTTGTTCCGGATAATGGGAGAATAGTAGGTCGTCGATTCCGAAGCGGCGGAGTACAGCCCTGCAAAGGTAAAGGAGCCGGTGATCTCAAGCCCGTAATGTGTGTGAATGCAGCAGGCCGCAGTTGCGGGGGAGGTATTCCCCTCCTGAAGCCCGATCATCGGCGGCGAGGCGGCGGAGCCGATTATTGAAAGCCTGTTGAACTGTACGTTCCTCGATCCCAGTGCGTCGAGGCAGATGTTCCCGGCGCCGGAACACGCCAGCGTGAGATCATCGATAATCAGCCGCGCCCCGCCTCCGAATCGAGTGAACCCGGTCGCGTTGATCCGAGTTACCGCACATGCAATTCCCGTTGCCGCGAATCCGCCAACCAGACGAACCGGCTGATCGCCCGTATACGCCGAGGACGCGCGTGCAGCCGCCAGGGCGGCGTTCAGGTTGGCGGTGTCAGTCGTAGCGGAGCCCGTACAGCCGCCATAGTCGGCGACATTGATGACGGATTCGGGGGTGGTGGTAAGCGAGCCGCTCGGGGAAACGCCCAGTGTCGATCCGGTGCCGCCCTCCGACGCCGGCAGAGCGGTGGTGAGACCGTTCAGCGATGTGATATCACTGTTTGCCCCGGCTGCCGCCGAGCCCAAGTTCGTCCGAGCGTCCCCTGCATTGTTGGCGCCCGTGCCGCCGTCCTCTACCTTCAGAATCGGGGGGGCGACCTGGGCCCAGGTCGAACTCGCACTCCAGGCGAGCAGGAAAAAGAGGATAAGCGAGCGTCGTGTCATTGCGCTATCACCACATATCCCGAATTGTTGATGAACGCCTGCCCGGTAGGGACAGGCGCGCCTGCGCCGGACTGTACGGAAAGAGCAGCAAATACTGCCTGCGACAGGCCGGCGAGTTGTGAGGATGTCATGCCCGCCAGTGCAGAGGCAAGGCTCTCGGGTTGCAGGGCCTGGAAGGCTTGCGCCAGCGCCGCCGGGATTGGAGATGCAATCGAGCGCGGCACGGTGTCAGGCGCAACGAGAAGCGATACCTGGGCGACTTGCGGCGAGCCGATCGAAAGCGTCGAATTTGCGAAAATCTCGCGTGTGCTCACGCCGTCGCTGACGGCCAGGCTGAGATCTTGAACGCCAATCGGCCAGGTCGCCGTGCTGTTGGCGAGAGCGACGACATTCATGACGTTGCTCGAAGGCCCAGAAACCTGTATCTGACCGCCGCTCGACGACAATGTCGCGAAGGAGCCGACGCTCAGCGTGAACGTGAGGCCGACAAGGTCGATCGGCGTCACGGCGTCGTCCAGATAGAATGCGATCGCCAATCGCCAGTCTTCATCAGGCTGTACGCCGTCGGAAACTTGTATCAGCGGCAAGAGAGTGAGGGTTGACATGTTCCGTCGCCTTTCCTGGCGCCTGCGGTCAGGGTTGCGGGAGAGTGTGGTCGATGCATCGGTGGCCGCGACGCGCTCGGCGCCGAATAGCGGCGCTCAAACGACTTGCGACGAGGTCCTATGCGCAGCGCCGGACCGTCAGAAGTATTCAACAACGATGGCGTATCCAGCGCCGCCGGCGCCGCCCGCGCCCGCCGTGCCGCCGTTCTGCGCGGAGCCTCCGCCCCCGCCTCCGCCGCCGCCAAACCCCTGACCTCCCGAGCCGGCCGCGCCGCTCGTCGTCGAACCGCCGCCCCCGGCGCCATTGCCAGCGAAGCCAGGCGCGGCGGTGGGCGCGTTTCCGTTGGCTCCTGCAACGCCGGCCGCTCCGCCCAGAGCGGTCTGATACGCGCCCGAGGCGCCGCCTGCGGGAGCGTAACCGCCGGCTCCGCCGGAGGAGGTCGCGTTGGCCGCGCTGACGCCGCCGCCGCCTGCGCCGCCAGATGCGCCGAAGAGGCTGTTGCCGGAGGAGGCGCCCGCGGCGCCGTTGACTCCGCCGCCGCCGCCGCTGCCGCCGCCTGGATTGAAGACGGCTGTGCTAGCGGCTCCGCTTCCGCCGGCGCTGCCGCCGATAGCGGCGCCGCCGCCTGTCGAGCCGGCGCCCGCGCCCGCGCTGCCGATCAGACCGCCGCCGCCGCCGCCGCCCGAATTGGCGGCAAGTTGGCCGCCCGCGCCGCCCGCGCCGCCGAGCGCTTTGAAAAACGTTCCGAATTGAGAGGATCCGCCATTTCCTCCATTTCCGCCGGCTGTCGAAGAGACGGTCGCGGCGGCGCCCGCGCTTCCCGCGGCTCCTATCGTCACCGCCGCCGAAGCACCGATCTGGACGGCGAACAAGGAGCCGGCCGCTATGCCTCCGCCTCCGCCCCCGGCGCCCCCGGAGCTGGCGGTCGATGCAGCCTGCAGCGCGCCGCCTCCGCCCCCGCCGCCGCCGCCAATCAGATAGACGTCGCACTTCGCCAGGCCTGGAGTCGGAATGTAGGTTCCGGTGGCGGCGAAGGTCTGGATGTTGATTGAGCGGCCGGCGACGATCCAACCGTTCGAACCATTCGAGACGAGCCGGCAGTGTCCGTATGGCGTGACGATCTTGGCGCCGGTCTGGCCGGCGATCGTGTCCGACCCCGCGCGCGATATCGTTATCGTGTTGGTGAGGCTGACCGAGCCGCTCTCGTCGACGATGACAAGCGCATGCCCGGAAGGAAAGCCGCTGGCCACCGGCAGAGTCACGGTGCGGGCGGCGCTTATCGAAGTGAACGCGATCTCACGATCCGTCGTGAGAGCGACGTAGTTCGCGTCGGCGACCGCCGTGCGGGCGTTGCCCAGCGTCACGGCTCCGGTGGATTTGTCGAGGCTCAGAGCGGAGTAGTAGCTCGAACCATTCGGGGAAACCTTGAAGGTGAAATTGTCGTCGCCGAGCAAGCCGATCTGCGCGCGTGCGGAGAATCCGTCCTGGAAAAGCACGGAGGCCGCATTGGCCGTCGCCGACTTGTTCACAGTCAACGAGAAATTCGCGCCGTTGAGCAGCGCCGATGAGCCATAGACGCTCAACACGTTCGACGGGTCGGGCGCCGTGCCGACGCCTACGTAGCTGAAAGCGTCTACGGTCTCGTTGTTGAGTAAGGTCCATTTGGAGACGCCGTCGCATTCAAGCAAGACCGACGTATATGGACCGTTCATGACGAACGAGGACGCGCCGTTTATCGTGTCCGAGCCCGAGCTGTCGATAGTGATCGTGTTGGAGGACGAGCAATTTCCCGACTCGTCGACGATGCGCAGAAGCGCCGTCGCCGGATAAGCGCTCGCCGCCGGGAGAGACACCGTCCGCGAGGCCGTGAGGCTGACATAGGCGATGAGACGATCCGTTGAAGTGATCGTCGTGCTGGCGTCGGCGACGGCCCGGCGCGCCGAGATCGCGACTTCCGACAGTTTCGCCGCGGCGAAACCGCCCGCCGTCGCGCCGTCGCCGACAATCATGCGATTGTTTGTCGTGTCGACGACGATTTCGCCTTGAGCAGGCGTGAAAGCAGCAATATTCGCCGCCGTGTCGCGGCGGTGCTTGACCTGGACGCTCATTTAGGAACTGCCTCGACGAGTGATGAAAGGGGTTTCCCGATCGAGAGAGCGCGCGGCGGCCCTCGCCTCGGCTCGCGGCCAAGCCGTCCTTTGGTCAGCGGCGAACTCGCCAGCGAACATATGGCCGGCCGATACGCCGTGTGTTGACGACGCCGGCGCGTTCGATCACTCCAAGCGCCGCCAGGCGGCAGAGCGTCACCGAGACGTTTCTGCGGTCGGCGCGAACTTTGCTGGCGATCTCTTGCGAAGTCGCGGCCCCGCTGCGCAACGCCGCCACGATTTGAGCGATCTTAGTCATCATGGCGAGGGCCCAAACAGGTGGACGGAACGCGCCTGTGCGCGGTCGGGATCAGATTGTGGTCAGCCGACGAAGACCGAGATGAGCGCCGTGACGTACCGCCTCGTCGACGGCGCGCAGCATTTGCGACGAATTGGCTCGCATCCATTGCGACACCGAGCCGCCGTCGATCGCGCTGACGTGGAAGTGCGTCGTCGGAGTTATGGAGACATTTGCGCCTCCAGCTTGGCCGGCTTGCGAACCTCCGGAAAGGAGGTCACGGAACGTCCCGGCCTCCGCCGCGGGCATGATCAGTTCGTTGTGATGCACGAGCGTCAGCATGTCGGCGGGGACGCTCCACATTCCGATATCGGCGGACGCCACCGCGCCCACGGCGCTGGCGACCGTCGCCTGCGCGGCGGCTGCGGGGCCGACCGCCATGGGGCCCATGATTGGCGCCAGGAATCCGAAAACGCCGGCGAAAGCCTCGGCGGCGGAACCCAGAATGGACCGGATCATCGCAGCCCCCTGCGATGCGAGCGAGGCCGCGGCTCCAGCCCCTTCGAACGCGGCGCGCGACGCTGTTCCGCTTGCGGTGGCGGCGGTTTTTGCCGCCTCGCCGGCGATCCAGCGGACAACCATGCTCTCGCCGAATTCTATGAAGTCGATCAGCAACTGCGCGAGCGTCTTGCGGAAGGCGTCCCGCCAGGACTCTGTGCCCATGATAAGGCCGCTCAACTGGGAATTGAAGGCCTTGGTCACGGTATTGCCGAAGCGCTCATAGGCCAAGGTCTGCTCTGCAAGGCTTTGCTGCGTCACCTGTGCGAGCTGTCCCTGCTCCTGCCGCTCCATCTGCGCAATCTGATCGTCGATGCGCTGCCGCTGGGCCAGGGACTCCCCGGCGAGGTCCCGCCGGCGGTTCATCAGATCGAGCTCGAGAGCGTAGGTCTGTTCGATCGCGTCGCGCGAGGACTGCAGCCGTGACTGCTCGCTCATCTCGCCTGACTTCGCGGCTTCCGCATACGCCGAAAGCAATTCGTTCAGGCCTTCCTTCTCCATCCTGATACGGTCAGTCATCGCCTCCTGTGCGGCGCGCAGCGAATCCGCGTAGGCGGCGTTGTCGCCGCTTTGAACCGCCTGCATCGCGCGAGCGTGAGACTCCGCAAGCGCAGCTCCGAGCGCCGCGTATTTGCTGTTGATGTCGGCGATCGGAGCGGCTAGACTCGCGAGCGCCTCGCGCGCGGAGGCGATTCCGGATTCGAAGTCGGTCGTCGAGGCGCTGAAATTGACGGAGACATTCGCGTCGGTCATGTCCACTCCAGCATGATGGGCTACGCGCTGTCCGCGTTCACGGAAGCGCGGTCTGCAACTCGGCGACCGAGGGCCGCCGGGAGGAGGAGGCGGCGCCCGACTCCTGATAGCGCAGCGCAGCAGCGATGAGCCAATGGGCGGGAGGTCGCTTTCGCCACTCCGCGCGCAGCGCCCGCAAGCGCGGAATAGTCAGACCGTCGAGCGCGGCGTCCCAGGTCCAACCCGTCGCCGCTACGACTTCGGCGATCAGGACGTCGAAATCGATTTTCCCATCTCGGGCGACGCCTCCGCCGTCGCCGGTTGTGCGCGTAGTCCTGCGGCTTCCGCCACTGCAGGGAGCGCTGCGAGCAAATCGGCGACCGTGAAAGGCAGCGCGAGGAACTCATCGAAGGTGAGAGCGGAATCGACAAACGAAACGGCGCGCCAGGTTGCGGTCGCGAGTGCGTCGATCTGCTCCTCGGCCAGCGCGGCGTTTCCAATCTGCGCCGCTTCGGAATAGGCCTTGAACAGGGCCGGCTGGACCGACTTGATGACCCGGAACGGCAGATGCGGCAGCGCCCAGCGCCGCCCGGCGAGTTCAATGACGAAGCTCTCCTCCGTCACGCCGCGTCTCCGAAGTTGAGCTGACACACCTGACCGGAGGCGTTCGCGAAGCACTGGAAGTCAAGCTCCGGCATCACGAAATCCTCGAGTTTGGTGCCGAAACTCAGCTTCTCGGCAACGCAATTGTAGAGGAACAGCGAGAATTGCTTGCCCGTCGTGGGATCGGACGCAAACAGATTGGCGGAGAACGAGATCGACGGACCGATGAGCTGCGAGGTGACGAGCAGGCTCTCTCCGGAACCAACCACGGAATAGGTGTAAGACACAAGCACGGCCGCACCCGCGTCAGCAGAGCTGAATGTGTAGACCCCGCCCGAAACGGAGTACTGACCGACCGTCGGACCCGATGCGACCGCCTTGAGCGGAAGGCCCGTCGAGGCGTAGATGACGCCCTGATCGGCGACGAAAGTGGCGTGGAAGGTGGTCGAATAGGTGAACGGCGAGACCGCCGGCACAGAGGTCGTCTCGCCGAACTGCGTCTGCACACCGCCAACGCTCGGGTTGACGCCGAAGAACAGATTGCCGAGCGCCTGACCGGAGATGCGCGCAAGCTTCGCTTTGCCGCTCATCTTGCGGGTTCCGCTGCCGATCGCGACGGGAAAGTTGTTCTGGCCATAGAGCGCTTTGGTGGTGGTGGCGATGTTGAGCGTCACCTCCTGGGCGAGGCCGAAGTTGATGGGCGAACCGCCCGTCGGCGTGCCGATAAGCACGCCGGAGCCGAACACATACATGGGGGTCTCCGGGTTGGGATTGGGCGGCGGCGCCGCGTGTTGCAGCTGGCGGGGCGAATCACGTGGTTGAATACACGGGTTGGATGGGTCAACCGAGCGCATCTTGGCTGACGTCTATCGACCGACGCTGCCGGTGAAGTTATGCCTGAACATTTTTTGCGGTTGCGACTATTGACTTCAGATAATCCGTCGTGGCCGACGGTGATTTCCACACGTGGTGGGAAGGACGCTTCTGGAAAAGCGCGGGAGACACCGCCTCATTACCAGCCCCGGGTGGCTTTCCATATCTTGGATGAATAGGCGGAGTTCGCCTGGCGTCTAGCGGATTGGTGTTAGCGCTGTAGGTTCGGCACGCTCCCCAATATCAACGTGATACGGATTGAACTACCCGACGCCGCCGATCCCCTGTCCGAGCCCCAACTCGATCCTCGCCTCCGCAACGGTTTTGACGCCTGCATTGACGAGGATCGAAATCGTCTGCGCCTGTTGCAGCGGATCGATCGCGTCGTCGCCGACCCAGGAGAACTGCAGATCTGGCTCGTTGAAGCAATCGGTGATCACCCGGTCGAGCGCAGTCTTGACCCAGGCCTTCAGCGGCACCAGCCCTTCCTGCGCCGCCTGCGTGCGTAAAGTCTCCGAGGTCGCACGATTGACCTGGGTCACGAATGCGGAGGCCGGGACGGAGAAGGCGTAGCAGATCAACCGCGCCAGCCATTCGTCGTACAAGTCTTTCAACGGCGGCTGACGGGTCTCGGTCAACTTGAAATCCGCCGGCATGAACTTGATCATTCGCCGGCGCGCGAGGTTGCCGCTCATCAGGGCGTCGAAGTAATCCTGGAACTGTCGGATCTGATCGACCGTCCAATCCTTCGGCAAGGTCGCGAAGGAATCGGGTATGGAGCCCGTGTTGTAGTAGTCGAGTGTCGCCTGGTCGCGCCGGAGCGCAATGTTCACGCTTAGTGCGATCTGTTCGACTGGAGAGAACCCGTAGAGCCGACTCGATCGTGCATTCCGTGGCAGGTAGAACAGTTCGTCCGCCGTGAAGTCGGCAGCGGGCACGCCGTGCAGGACCTGCTGATAGGCGGGGTCCGGCGGAGCGGGCGAGCGGCCGTCTTCGCCGATCAGAGGTTTGATTGTGGCGCCGTCGACGACGTCGAGCGAATACAGGCCCCCGGCCCGCGTATAGCGCGGATAGAGGCAGGCCGCATCGATGACCAGCATGTCCTCGACGAGGATGCGCAGCCAGGTTGAGAAATCGTGCCGCCGATCGGGCCTCGCCAGCAAACCGCGGACGGCCGCGCAGCGCGCCTCGGCGTCCGGCCTGGCGCCCGAGGCGCGCGCCCGCACCGTCCAGTTGAGCGCCGCGATCTGATCCTTGCGCGTCTCAATCACCATGCGCAGAAGCGGCAGCGCGTCGGCGAGCGCCCGCAGTTCGGCGAATGAGAGCGCGCTGTCCGAGCGCGGCGTATAATTGATGTTGAGGCCGAACGGATAGTCCCATTGCCGTCCCTTCACCGTAGGCGGCGCCTGGGGAACGAGCGGCTGTTGCGGCCCGAACCAGCTTTCAGGTCCGGCCCCGGAGATGACGAATCGCGCTGCCGCCGTTAGGCGAGCGAAGACGCTGGCGGGAATGGGCGTTTCGACGCCTCCTGAAGGCATGCGACAAGTCCTTTGCTAGGTCGGGCGTTGGCGGCGTTCGGCGAGCTCAGGGACCAATCAGGCGTACGCTCGCCACGGCGAGCCCGTCGCCGTCGAGGTCGCCGGTGTCACGCACCGGCACGCCGATGATCTTGCAGTCGTAGACGGCGCCGCCCAGCGTCTGGCGCCCTTTGGCGAGATCGGCGCCTGCCGGCGCCAGCGCAGCGTCGAGCGCGTCGAGCGCCAGATTGATCGAGGAGGCGCCCGGCCGCGAGGGATCGCGGGCGTCGAAATACATGATGAGCTTGGCCTCGTAGGTGCGGCGCGGAGTCGCCGGCGAAGTCCACTGATAGGTCTCCGGCCCGGACTCGAGCTGAAACAACGCGGGACGCTGACCGGGCGGCACCTCGCTCCAGAGTTTGATCCGGCGCGAGGCGAGTCCCCAGGCAAACGCGACCGAGACGCGTTGGAATAGGGCGGAGAACGCAGCTTCCCGACTCATGGTTTGTCCCAGGCTTGCGTGACCGCAGCCGAGAAGGCGGCGACAATCTCGTCGCTCGCCTCCTCCAGACTGGTTAGGAGATAGGCGCGGGCGGGCAGCGTCGACCCGGGATGGTTGACGCGACGCGCGAAGCACAACGCCCCGCCGGCGAGAAAGGCGAGCGCGTGCGCCTTGTCCGGCAGGATCTCATGCGCCGAGGTGCGTCCGCCATATTCCTGAATGGCGGCGTATTTGACGTCGCCCATCGAACCTATCGTCGCCGTCAGCGTATCGCCGTTGTTGAGGACCTCAGCCGATATCGACGCTTTCAAGGCGCCGGACCTTGTCGCCAGAACCTGTCCCGACAGATTCTCGTCCCGAATTCGGGCGACGAGCGTCGCCGCCTGCTCGCGCGCCTTGGTTTCCAGCTGCGCTCTCATAAGGAACGGAAGGTCGGCGAGGCGCCGGTCCAGGGCCTCGGCGCCGTCTAGAGTCGCGAACATCAGAAAGCCGTGCGCTTGTAGGGAGAAATCAACGCCAGCACCGCGTCGGAAAGCCCCGAGAGGTCGTAGCTGATTGTTTCCTGACTGCCGAGCGACTTCGAACGCAAGCCGATCCTGTCGGCGGATCGGAACCGTTCGGCGGCCAATTCGGTGGCGGCCTGCGCGAGATCCTGCGGCACGAAGCCGTAGGACAGCGCGAGCGCCGCGCCGGCGTCTGCGGCGCTGAACCGATAGACGCCCGCGGCGACCGTATATTGCCCGACGGCAGGCGCGCCGCCGACAGCTTGCAGCGCCAGTCCGGAGCTTGCGTAGACGACGCCGAGGTCGCTGGCCCAACTGCCGAACGGCGCTGCGGCGCTCAGCAGATAAGGCGCCGCCGAAGGGGCGCTCCACGTCTCGCCTTCGACCGCATAGCCCGCCTGGTAGCTCACAACCAGCCCCTGCCGGCGCCGAAAGATACGGCGGCCGAATATGTCGAGGGCCTGCGGGCGGCCCGGCGGGGCCACGTCGCCCGGCTGCAGCAAATAGCCGAGATGGGGCGCCGAGTTGACGCTGTTGGCGGGCGGCAGGGCGAGACCTTCGAGCGTGACCGAGGTCACCGTCAGCACGGGCCAGTTCGCGAGATAGACGCGATCGCTCTCGATGTCGATCACGTCCGTAAATGTGCGCGGAAGCAGCGAGGGTCGGCTCAAGGCGGCGTAGATCGCGCGGCTCGCCGTGGTGACGAGCGTTGCGAGCATGACGTCGCTCGGCGTCGGCGCGCTGGGCAGGCCCAGGCGCGCCTTCACGTTCGCGACCGTCGTCAGGTCGAATTGAGACATGGCGGCTCCGCGTTCTCTTTGGGGACAGGCGGCGCCGAAGCGCCGCCGCGGCCTGTTCTCAGCCGTTGCCGATGTTGGTGATGATGCCAATGCCGAACGAGGCGTAGATCGCCAGCACTTCTTCGGAATAGACGCCGTACTCGCGCCGGCGCGTGCGCAGCGGCCAATCGACGCGGTAATAGTCGCGACGCGTCAGAACTTCCGCGACGTTGGGCACTTCGTTGGATTGATACCAGACCGGCAGGCGCTCGCAAAACGCGAGAATGGTGCCCGGCGGCAGGTCGGGATGGACCTTGATCGGGATGTCGTTGCCGCCATCGACGCTGTAGGGATTGTAGTACCAGCGCACAGTGCCGTTCGCGGTGATGCCATAGGGCAGGCTGGCGTCGCCGTCGCCTTGCACGTTATAGCGCAGCAGCGGGCCGGAGGCGTTGGTCAGGCACTTGGTGGTGATGTTGCGCTGCTCTTGCGAGTTGACGTACAGCACCGTCGGCGAAATACGGTAGTTGTTCCACATCGACATCAGCATGTTGTCGATCTCGACCACCGATCCGCGCCCGGAGGAGGTGAGAAACGAGCCCGTGCCCGCCGTCCCCGTGGCCAGAGCCTGAACATAGGACGCCGTGCTGGGGTTGAAACCGTCGGTCAGCAGGCCGTCGAAGGCGAGGCCAACGTTGCGAGAATTGTCGGCGGCGACAGTCGATGCGAGCTGCTGGCCGGTCAGCAGCGGCGCGCTGAACGTGGCGCTGTTGAGATTCGTGATCGCCTGCAGCGACTCCGAACCCGCAGCGCCGACGAACCAAGCGTAGGCGACCGCGCCGTTGACGACGGCGACCGACGCCGACAAGGTCTGTCCGAGCGTCACCGCCTGCAAGGCGTTGGCGCTGCGCATCGAGGCGCCGCCATTCAGCGTGTAAGTGTTGCCGTCATTGCCGGTGATCGTCTTGGTCGTGGCGACGCCGCCGCTGAGCGAGGAATTGCTGTAGCCTTCAAAGGTCAGCGCGACGACGATCACGGAATAAGTCAACGCCGGCAACGTGGCGCCCGTGCCGGACGCCGAAAGCGTCGGCGTCGGCGCAGTGCCCAGCGCCAACGAGGTATTGCCGCCGAGCAGCGCGTGCTCCTCCTTGCGCATGGTCTTCTGCAAGAGGCGCAGCGTCGCCGTCGAGTTGACGTCTTCAAAGCCCTGCGCGGCGGCCTCGGCTTCGAAGGTCACCGTGTCTTCCTCGCCGAGCGTCACATAAGGCGCCACGAGCAGGTTGGCGACATAGTTCATGCTCGCGCTGCGCTGTCCCTCGGGAATCCAGCCCATGGCGTCGAAGCCTGAGCCGGTGACGGACATAATGGCTCGCCAGCGCGCGGCGTCGCCGGGAAACTGGCGCTGCACGCGCGGCAGCGAGTTCCTCAGTGGCGTGATGACGGGATAGAGATTCTTGGCCGGCGCCTGAAGGTCGTACGCCGTCAAGCCGGTCGAGATCGTGACGCTCTTGCCGAGCGAGGCCTTCATCAAGTCGAGCGTTTCCTGCGTCGTAGCGGCGAGGGACATGCGGGTTTCCTGTTATGCGAGGGTGCAATGCGTCGAAGACGCGGGTTCGGCCCACGAGGGCGGAAGCGAAGCGGGATCGGAGGCGTTAGCGGAAAGTCAGAGCAAGGGCGGGCCGCAAACGTCGCTGCGCGCCGCGAGCGGACCGCTTGCAAGAGCCGGCGATCAAACAAACAAGAGCAGCCTAGAATCCCGTTCGCACGGGATGCGCCAGACTGACCTTCATCAGCGCCATTGTGCGCTCCTTCTCCGGCAGATCGCTCAGCGTCTTGATCGCCGCGTCGAGTGCGCCGATGCGCGGCTCCGGAGCCCCGTCCCATTCGCGCGAGAGCGCGCGCAGCGCCGCGCGGGCGGGAAGCGGCTGCGCCTCCAGCGTCGCGACGCGCTTGGCGAGCGCATCGAGTTCCGGCGTAACCAGGCCGAGGGCGGCGCGCAGGCGCGTGTTCTCCTCGACCGCCTTCTCCAATTTGTCGGCCGCGCTCGCAATTGCGAGCGCGGCCTTGGCCAGCGCCTCAGAGGAGGAGCCCTGCGACGCCTCGGGAGGCGGCGGCGGCGCCGCAGGCTGGGGCGCTGGTGTCTCTTGCAACGTGTTTGTCATCGTCGGTGGCGCGAAGGCGCGCTCCTCGACGACGCCGTCCTTGACGACTTCAAAGGTCGCGCCGGGCAGGCAGGGCACGTCGACGAGCGAAATCTCGGAGGGGTCGGCGGTGAAGCGGGTCAGGCGCGTGTCGCCGTCGGTCCAGCGTTTGACATAGCGACCGCCCTGGCTGAACCCGGTGTAGACGCCCTCGATCACCTTGGCCCATTCGTCGTCGTCGACGATCTTGGCAGACACCAGAATGCGCTTGCCCTCGTCGTCGAAGGCGATGTCGGTCAACTTGCCGGCGGCGATGCGGTTGTGCATGGCGCGCACCGCGCCCAGCGACTTGCCGCCGCTCGCTTCGCGCGCGGTCGCAGACCAGGCCTCGAAAAAGGGCTTGCTGCTTTCGTAGTCGAATATCTCGCCGGCGAGATCGGGCGCCTCTGCGGTCGCCACGCCGTGCACCAGGCGCGCATCGACGTCCACTTTCGTCAACGGCATGAACAGATCGAGCTTAACCATGGGCGCGTCGGCTCCGGGCGAAAAACGCGCAGAACCCTTCAGCCCCTGGGGGCTGAGGAGTTCTGCGCAGTCGGGTCGAGGGAGGAGTGATTGGAGGCCGCGGCTGCGGGCGCCCACCGCGCCCCTTCCGCACCATCTCCAATGTACAACAACATATAGGGAACGGCGTAAGTCGTCAAGCAAAAGTTCGTGCTTTGTTCTCGCCGTCGTCTTGCGCCCGCCTGCGCCGCTGGATAAGCGGCGGCGCAGGAGATTTCGACATGCGGTTGGCGTTGGCTGTTTTCGTCGCCCTCGCGTCGCCGGCGCAGGCCCGCCGGACCTTCTGCGTCGCCGAGTCCGGCCGCCACATCTGGATGACCGACGTCTTCGCCGCGGTGCAGGCTCACGAACGGCTGGAGGCGGGCTTCGCAGCCGAACTCAGCGCCCGCGGCGTGTCTCATCCGATTGCGCAATGCCCGGCGCCGCGCGACGACAAGACCGACGTTGTCAACGCTCAGTTCACCGCCGCCGAGTTCCACCGCAAGGTCGGCGACGTCCTGCACCCGGCCGCGCCGCCCCGCGCCGGCCGCTAGGTCGGGCCCTTCATCTCACGCGCATAGTAATCGAGCAGCGTGCGCGCCTGAGTCGCGCCGGGCGACAGCAGATCCGAGATCGCCCAGACGAGCGCGTCGGCGCGGTCCGGCGAGAAGCCGGAGGCGCGCGCGTCGAAGTCCGAGGTCAGCGTGCAGAGCTGATCCTCGAGCTTGGCGAACACGCCGCAATGAAAAACGACCCCCCGCTCGTAAGCTGTGGCGACCGGCTCGGCGCGCAGGAACTTGCCGCGCGTCGCCGTGACATTGCGCACCGGCAGATTGGCGTCGTTCTGGCGCAGCACCTGCGCCACCATCTCGCCGCCGTTGTTGATCTCCGCCACCACACGGTTGGCGGCGAAGCGGTGGTAGGCGGCGGCGACCCGCGCCGACCACTCGCCCGGGGTCTCTCCCTGGCTGGTGAGATCGGCGAGCACGTGGATGTCGCCGCCCCGGGTGCGTCCGGCGGCGACGATGCCGCACTCGTCGGCCCTGGCGCCCGAGCGCGCCGGCGGATCGACGGCGATGACGATCTCGGCGTATTCCGCCGGCGGCGCATCCGCCGGCAGGCGCTGGCGCTCAAGCAGCGCCCGCGTCCACAAGGCGCCCGGCGCCTCCTCGACGATCTCGGCATAAAGTTCCTGCCGTCCAAGCGCGCGACCTTCGAACTCGGCCGCGATACGCTTGACGAAAGCGTCGGCGAGAAAACGCGAGTTGTCGAAGGTCGAGCCCCGCGTCACGACCGCGTTCGCCTCGCCGAGCAGACGTTTGATCAGCTTGGTTGGTCGCGGCGTGGTGGTGATGACCGCCTGCGGCCTGTCGCCCAGCCTGAGGCCCAGCATCGCCTGATCGAACGCGTCCGGGTCGCGCCAGGCCGCAAGCTCGTCGAGCCAAAGCTTCATGTGCTGCTTGCCGCGCAGCCGGTCCGGCTCCTCGGCGGAGAAGATCTGGCTGATCGCGCCGTTCGGCCATTCCAACCGGTCGGAGGCGCGCGCGAAGGCCGGACGCTCCGCCGGCGGGCAGATCGCCAGCAGACCGGACTCGCCGGTCACCATGATCTCGCGCGCATCCTGGCGCGTTGCGCCAATCAGATTCACAATCGGGTATTTGCGCGCCCAGCCGCGCGCCGTCTCGGCGCCGGCGCGGGTCTTGCCGGCGCCGCGGCCGGCCAGGATCAACCAATAGATCCAATCGCCCTCCGGCGCCTGTTGATCGGGTCGTCCCCACAGCGACCAATCGTAATAGAGTTCGGCCGCCTCTTCTGCGCTGAGGCGCGCGAGGATGCGCGCGCGCTCGGCCGACGTCATCTGCAGAAGATCGGCGAACAGGGCGCCCGGCGCCTTGCGCGACCGGCTCATGGATTTGGCTCCGGCTTGCGCGCCGCCTGCTCCAGCTTCTTCAGCAATTGCGCCCGCACGTCCTCGCGCGGCGCCGTCGCCAGCGCGGCGAGCTTGGTGAAGCCGTGGTAGCGATCGAGCCGGTCCAGCACTTTCAGCAGGCGGTCGATCGCAGGCAGGTCGCCGTCTCCGCACTTCTCCTTCAGTTGCAAGGCGATGGTTTCCAGTCGGGCGATCTGCAATCGCGCATAGTCCTGCGCTGGGGCGATCCAGCGCTTGCGCAATTCGTCCCGCAGCAGCTTCTCGACGCGCTTGGGCGTCAGTTCGTGGGTTTTCGCGATATCTCCGAGCGCGACGCCATTTATCATCGCGGCGAGTACGGCGGGACCAGGGGAGTTGCGCGAACGCGTACGCGCGGGAACGCATGCGGATTTGCGCGCGGGCACGCTCGCACGCTCGCGTGCGGGCTCTTCGACAGGCGCCATAGACAGATTTTCCGGATGTAAGAGGTCAGGTGTGGACTTGACCAAGAGTCCACTGCCGCCAGCCTCTCACACTATGCCGCAGACGGCGGCTCACGGCAAGGATTTGTCCCTGCGGGGCCGCCGTCGCGCACAAAAGCTACGTTAATCCAGAGGCTTATATGCCTCTTCAATCGCTCGCGACGATCTGCCCTTGGGTCGTCACCACCACCCAATCGCGCCCATGCCGCTCGATCCTGAGCACGCGCCCGCCGCCCGGCACGAAATCGCCCGGCGCCACCGTGAATTCGCCCTGGGGACTGTCGATCATCGCGTAGCCGTTGTGGATCTCGGAGAGGTAAAACCCGCGCAACCGCGGCCGTGGCTTCTCGATCGAGGCCGTGGTCTCGTTGGAGGCGCCCGGCTCCGCTTTGGCGACGTCGGGCTTTGCGGGCGGGGTTGGCGCGGCCTTCGGAAGCAACGAGGGCGCTGCGACGGGAACTGGCGTCGCCGCCTTCGCCTCCAGCTTGTCGAGCCGCGCGGTCACGTCGGCGACGCGGGCGGCGGCGTCGTGCTCAATGCGGTCGCCGAGCTTGTCGAGCCGCGCGCCCTGGTCCTTCTCCAGCTTGTCGACGCGTTGGCCAAGCTGAGCCACCGCGCCGCCGACGTCGCGCGTGTTCGCCGCGGCCGCCTTGATCTCGGCGAGCACCTTCTTCAGGTTGGCCAGCTCATCGCGCGAGCGGTTGGCCTCCAGCGACTCCAGCCGTGTCGACATCCCGTCGAGTCGATGCGAGAGCGTCCGCGCCTGGGCTTCTTCCGCACGCGTCACGCGCCAGGCGTGGACATGCGCCGCCGCCGCTGCGGCCCCGACCAGGACGACGCCCGCCAGGCTCGCCGCCGCCGCCACACGCCCCCAATCGCGCGGCGCCTTGACGGGTCGCGCCTCGCGCCCGGCAGTGAACGGCCGATCGTCGCGCACGGCGCGCAACGGCTCCTCGCTTGTGGGAAAGTACGGAAGCAGCTGCAACTCGAGGTTTCCGCGCGCTGGCTCCGCTCCGGCGCCGTCCGGCTGCGGGACGTCAGGGTCATGGGGCTCGCCTCCGGAACGCGACGCGTCGCTCAT